TCTTGACCAAGGGTTTGTAACAGTTAAACCAGCTGTGTCACCTCATACTCACGAGCAATAACACCCAGAGAGCCAGAAGGGATGAACTCATAGTCAATGACAGGGTAGTCATCAGGGTCAAACTGCATGTAACGCCACGCTGTTTTCTCAATCATAGGGATTAGGAAGGACTCTTGGAAGTTAATTAGGGTACGCTTGTGGCGCTTAATAATTGCACCCATAGACATGGATACAGCACCAGCGGCAGCGTCACCATTGATAGTGCCGGGGATGCCAGCAGCGTCAATAGCGCCAGTAGCCATCTGCACCATCTTCTGCAACTCACCCGCCTGAGCAAAGGTCACCTGATCTAGGTTACCAAACTTAAATGGCTGGAGGATTTCAGCAGGGTTGCCGTTAGTCAGGATAGTCTTGCCCGGACGTACTTCCATCTTAGCCCCACGAGGCATACGAGAAGCGTCCATAGCGATCATAGGATGCACGGTAAGGGCTAGGGCATCAATACGAGCACGAAGCTCAGCATCAAGCGCCTTCTGGCTGTTATAGCCCTTCTCACAGATACCACGACCCCAGAAACGAGAGGGGACTACATCCCAAGGAAACGCTACAACAGGGCGATCCTGCATCATGTAGGGGTTCTCTTCGATCTTGAGTAGTTGACCACCGTTGGCAATAACCACGATGACCTCAATGTACCCTTCTTCGTCTAATTCTTCTTCATCCTCAGCTTTGAGGCTTTTAGACAACTCATCATCGTCATCCTCTGCCATAATGGCGTTATTGTAGAGGTTACGAGGGATTAAACCGTAGTACTTAGTCAGCCGTACCTTATCTTCATCAAAAGTTGCAAGTTCTTTGTCAGCTTCAATGTCAGTATCTGTTGCAGCATTCTCAATATCAACATCACGATAGATGCCGTTCTGTATCCCCATCTCTACTTGGTGGCGAGGTACAAACTCATCAATAGCAACACCCAAAGCCTCTTCAATTGAGGTGGCAACAGGGTCAATCAGGAAGTTTTGTGGTAAGACTGGGCGTAATTTAACCACTACCCGATCTTCTACTGTTACACCTACCGCTTGCATCGCCCCATCCATCACTGGTTGGGTGGCTGGCTTCATCTCTTTGACTTCTTCAAGGACAAGCTCGCCAATACCAGTGCCAAAAACAGCTGAATTTAGGATACACTCGGCTACAGCCTTACGAGTCTTAGTAAAGTGGAAGTCCTCAGACAGCTGTTCACGTAAATACGCAACATCTTTGGGGTCTTGGTCATTGCGATCATCACGAATGTCAAACCACTTGCCCCGACCGAAGGTAGCTTCCTCTACTTCAGCTACAGATGACTCCACGGCTTGCTGGAGGGCTGGTGAGATGAGACGTGAACGCTCAGAATCACGGGTTTTGTCCTCAGCAGCCCAAATACCACGCCAAAGACGGTAGTACTCGTCAAACTTTTGTTCGTAATTAGCACTGTAGTGGTCGCGCCATTGGTCTACTTTGCTAATAACCCAATCTTCGACCTTCTCGTCAATGTAATCTTTGTTATCATCCATATTATTATTTACCTTTACGTAAACACTTACCTGCTTTTTTACATTTAGCAGGGGTAGGGCAACCAGCGCATGGCTTAAATTTGATTGGGATTGTCTTGTTTGGCATAATTAATATCCTGAAATTGTGTCTAGGTACTCGTACTCTTCCTCTTCAAAATCTAAAACATAAGCTACTTTTGCAAGTTGCTCTATGTAAGATAGTGAATCAGGCAAGTCATCGTGTACTAGCTTGTTTGGAAACTGAAATAGTTGGTCAAGGAACTCGTTGTTCCACTTGCCCTTGTTAAGAGTGACATACCCATTCTCAAAGCGCCCTTGTAGCGCCCATACGATACGATCTGTCTTCTTCTTATTACCGTGTGTTAGCTCATCAACCCTAAAGAAGGTTTGAGTTCTCTTCATTATGTCGTTCATGTAGGGCATAACCGCCTGTCTAGCGATGCCCTTCTCAATCCCAACTGCTATGGGTTCGTACTTCTTGACAGCATCAAATATCTTTTTAGCTGTCTCTCGCACATCCCACCTACCGTAGATAACCTCTGCTACCCACCAGCCATCTTCATTAGTTTTAACTATGGAAATCGCTGTGCTATCCAATCTTTTATTTTTAACTCCCATTGAGCCTTCAGCTTCAAAACCTGCAAGGTCAACTGCGATATAAAATTCTCCATTTTTTGGCTCCTCTTCATCAAATTTTATCCACTCTTCTTTGAATAACGCCCCACCACCGGCCTCGAATGATGCCATAAATTCCTGCCTGAATGCGAATGAGGACATGCTTTTCTTAGCTGCCTCAATCTCTTTTGGGTCAAGGAGAGGGTTGTCAAATGAAGTAAAGTGAAAAGATTTAAACGTGACATCTGTGTCGTTTGCACCGTATTGGAATAAATCGTAGAAGTGATTGCGTCCCATTGGCGTCCCGATGAACATGGCACGACCCTTCAAGTCAGCTAAGGCAGGGCGTAAGATTTGCTCCCACACCTCTGGCTTCATATCTGCATACTCGTCGAGCACCAAGAATTTTAACGACACACCCCGCATCGTTTCAGGCCGATCAGCACCTTTGAGACTAATAGTTGCCCCATTGATAAGCTTAATCTGCAAGTTGTTAATGTGGCTACCTGTAATGACAGCATGACCAACCTCAAGCAGGACTTGCCACATGATGTCACGAGCTTGACCTTGCGTAGGAGCAACATAGAATACATGGCCTCTTTCGCTTTGCAGCGCTTCAACTATTAGACGGTACGCCGCCAACCTACTTTTTCCTGTCCGGCGACCAGCAGCGACAACATGAAACCTAGTCTCATCTGCCCACACTTTCTTCTGCCAAGGGAGTAGTTCAATTTTTAAATCACTCATTTACCAGACGCCTCCGGCGTCACTATAGGCGTCGGTTGAATCGCTGTAACTACCATCTGAACTTGAAGAATCATAGGCGCTTTCAGCTGCCAATCTAGTCTCTTCATTAGCCGCCGCAATGGTGTTTGCAATATCAGCAGCTACTTTACCATAGTCATTTGCGTTGTATTGTCCACCGCTTTGAGTTATAGTTTGATCTGCAATTTTGCCTATCGTTGGATCACTGATGGCTGTAATGTAACCAACCATGTTAGCTTCGTTAGCAAAGTTTGAAGCAAACGCCCGTGCATTTTCCAAGCCTTCTGGGGTTTGTCCGAAAAGCCCCATAACACCAGCTGCTACTTTATCTGCACCTACGTTAGGGTTTCCTCCCCATTCTGCCATCGCAGTTTGTAAGTTATTAGCCGCCTCTGCTCCTGCTACCCCTTGTGCTGCTCCATACAAGTACCCAAACCCCGGTACTGCGGCATTAATACCTTTTACAACCATACTTGGCAGCCCACCAAATAAACCACCATACGGTGTTGTCTTTCCTGAAGCGCCTTCACCAGTACTTTCACCACCGCCTTGGACAGGGGCTGTTGGAGCTGCTTGAGCCGCACCTGTGTCTACCCCAAAAACATCAGCTATGGATGAGGAAGGGGCGGGTTGTGCTACACTCTCAGGCTCATCTGACCACAAGTAGCGTAGCGCCGCCTGTCGGGTATTGCTTGGTCGTAACAGTGGATTTTCAAACGCCATTTTTAACTTCCATGAATATTTTTAGCATCACTTACCCCTTATCAATTTTATTAAGGTGAAGATACCGCCAAACGTGTAGCTTATACTACCCTTGATGGCGTTTATAATCCCTCTGTATATTTCCATCGGGCTAGGTAGAATCCAGCCTAGGACGATTAACAGGAGTACCCAAGGGGGCAAACTGTTTATGGTTACGTTGGCGGCGTCAATGGCGGTTTCTGCTTGCGACAGCTTACCAATCTGTTGCGCCTCAACTTTGTTTTCTTTTACGTCACCAACTTGGACACCAGTTTGGTTATTCTCTTTACCCACCTGTGTGTTGGCAGCGACGTTTGTTCCACCACCCATGCCGGGCACAAGTGCGCTTAAAGCAGAACATCCCGCCAAAATACTAATAGAAAGCGCTACTAGAATTGTGGCGGTTTTCATCCGAATGAAGAGGTTCCTAACAAACCTTTATCCATTAACAGCTCATCCATCGAGGCGTATTCAATATTTTCAGGGGCTGGGGCTGGCGCTTGAGCCATTTGTGGGGCTAAGTCAACCCTACGTGGATCTCGTTGTGCAAACTGCATCCTTTTCTCATTAGGAGAAGGCATTTGGTATGGATCAAGAGCAGGCATATCAGCTGGGTTAGAAGAAGGCCCAACATTTTTATTCCACTGAACTATTTTAGATGGTAGCTCTTTTTCTGAGCCTTTCCAATGCCATTTAGCCCACGCTTCGTCTTGACCAATTTTACCAGTTACTAAATCGTTTAAAGGCGTATTAGCTGCTAAAGACTTATCAGCAAGAAAAATCATATCTTGTGTAGAAGAAGATAAGGTAGAAAAATCAGGGTTATTTGATAATAACTCAAGTTGGTCTTCTTTTGGTAGGTCATTTAAAGTATAACCTGTCTTAGCTAAATATTTTTTAAATCTATTAACAGCAGTAATATTAGCTCCTGATCCATCTCCAACAGCTATTTCATATTGGTACTTACCACGTCCCGGGCCACCACCTTTTTGCTTAATAGATGGGTTATTATTAGATTCCATTCTACCCACATTATTACGCCACTGTTCAAAAGTATTAACTTGGGAAGGAGTCCATTTTCGATTGGAAGCTTCTTTTTGTAATAAGGCTTGGTACGTTAAGTTACTCATGGTTATAATCCTCGACATCCACAATGTCATCTGATCCGGCGATTGAGACAGACTCGCCCACACCGGAGATTGTAATGTTAACAGAAGGACGAGAAGTCCCTGCTTTATCTTTGTCGAAATAAGACATCGGAAGCATCCTATCGACCAACAGCTTCCACGCTGCCGCTTGGTTTTTATGTTCATCATCTAGTGCCGCATCCAGTATGGCATCTAACACCTTACGGGATTTAGGGGACGCCATGAGCCTCGCCTTAAATTCCTCTATCGCGCTTGCATCCCCTCTTGGTCTGCCAACGGGTTGCTTGCGGGCTTCTGTTAATGATGCCTTTGAGGGTCTTCCTCGTTTTTTTCCTGAAGGGGTCGCTTGACTCACAGGGTTATCCATAATTGGTTCCTTACACTATATAGTACTCTAAAAGGTCGCTTGTATCCAT